TGTGCGAGTTTTTAAACCGATTTGGAGGGTGGCAATTCCTTACGTTTTTCAAAGCGCAGACAAATAGTTTGCAAACTGAAAACTCAACGTTTCATTTATTGCCCGATGCGTTAAACTACAACCCGCAACGCAACCAATTCCAATCGTTCAATTTTAGCGGCAAGCAAAGCGTGACTTTAAATACAGGTTGGGTTGACGAGAACTTTGCAAATGTAATCACGGATTTGATGTTGAGCGAGACAGTTTTACTTGACAATAAACCCGTAAATGTGAAAAGCAAATCGACCAATCTCAAGACTCGAATCAAAGATAAAAACATCAATTATACAATTGATTTCGAGTACTCGTATAACTTAATTAACGACGTGATTTAATGGTTGCATTATACATTTACGACTTTGACGGCCAAGCGGTCAATCGAATTGAGTTATTCAACGATGAAAAAATTTCAATCACATCGTCAATTCAAAATTTCAACGACATCGGTAAGCTTTTTACCGACTATTCTCAGACGTTTACGGTGCCAGCGAGTAAACATAACAACACGATTTTCAAACACTGGTATGAGTCAGCGGTTGGACTTACAAGCGATGAGGATCCGCTCGACGTGGATTTCGCTTTTGATCACAGGATAAAATACTACGGATACATTGAGATTGACTCAATCCCATTTCGAGACGGCAAATTCTTAATGCAAAAGGCCAATAAAAAAAACAATTTTATCGAATCATATACGATTAACTTCGTGGGTAATTTGGTGCAGCTCAAGGACAAATTTAAGGAGGACAAATTGAACGTTCTCGAGGGATACGAGGAGCTTAATTTTGAGTACAATTTAGACGAGGTTGACAACATCACGCGACCAAATATAAAATTCCCTTTGATTGGCTCAACGCGTCGCTTTGAATACGAGACAGGAACTGCGAACGATGTCAGCACAATGGCTGGAGCGATTAACATTCGCGAGCTATTTCCTGCAATTCGAGTGAGTAAAATTTTCGAGTATATTCAAAACACTTACGACTTAAATTTTACAGGCGATTTCCTTACATATACTCAATTCAAAGACTTGTTTTTGTACTGCAAAAACTCGGAGGAGTTTAACTTTTTTAGCGATCCACAAGATCCACCATTCGATAGCAAAGACTCGGGATTTCCCGCATTTGATTTAGCACTTGGACAATGTACAGTTTCATTTGATTTAGATCCAATTGCAATGCGTTTGGAGTCTTGGATAAAAGTCGAGCCAACTGATCCGACAATCAAATACACCATTCAGATATTTGACAACGGCGAACTATACGCCACTTACGAAGATTTGGAAGGCGATAGCGATTTGGGTTACTACTCAAAATATCGCCAACAGGAGAACACCATCAATGGCCAATATGTGACGCGTCGATTTACTTATCAAGTCAGCTCGCAGCTTCCAATGACTTACGATTTATTTATAAATTTAAAACGTAACTTAGGAATGGGCGCACCTGGGACTTTCTTTTACAAGACTGCATTTTCTTACGACAACACTACGTCGGGAGATTTGCAAATCCGTAGATACATTCCCGACTTGACCGTTGAGGCTTTTGTGAGTGCAATAGTTAAGGCATTGAATTTGGTTGTTGTTCCAATCAACGAAAATACATTTTTATTTCAGCCGCTCGAGGCGTTTTATCAAGAGGGTAGAGTTGTAGATTTAACGCAATATATTGAAGCGGAAGACATCGAGATAAACAGGCCAAATCTATTTCGACAAATTTCATTCAAATACGAGAAATCGGACAACGTTTTAAATACGAACTACCGCAATAGAGAGAACAAAGACTATGGCGATTTAATTTTTGACAATCCCAACTCGGCATATACTACAAATTACGAGGTTAAATTGCCGTTTGAAAACATCATGTGGGAGCGAACAACCGACACAAACTTTTTAACGGCTACTTGTTGGAATATAAATTTACAACCTTATGTGCCAAAGCCAGTGCTATTGTATTACAACGGCTCGCAATTTTTAGGTGATCCGATATACTACACCGATGGCACCTCGTTTGACACCAATACCGAATACCCACGATTTAGCAACGAAATAAATTTAGGTGGTAGCGATTTGTCGTATTTGCAAACGCTTAACTGGGGCGATGAGGTATCAACATGGCATTTGAGTAGCGCACCAACAGGACTATTCCAAAAGTATTATGCGAACTCAATTTTTAACATTTACAACCAAAGAACGCGAGTAATAAAAGCAAAGGCGCAGCTCGATACATATTGGCTGACATCGTTAAAATTGAACGACCGAATTGTAGTGTCAAATAAACGCTATTTAATCAACACAATGACAACCGACCTCACAACAGGCCAAGTCGATTTCGAGTTAATTAATGATTTTAGAGATATTCAAGGAGCGGTTGCAAGACGTTACTCAAACATTCAAGGCTTAGAGATTGACAACACGGCCCAAAATATCGAGGTACAATTGTATCGAATCGACTACGACTATTTTAATGTGGTTGCGTCGGGTGGGTTTTTAAGTTATCCGTTGACATCAAACAACGACGCGGACATAATTTTAAAACTGACGATTTCAGCGAACACAACAGGCGTATATAGAGAGGACTCAGTCGCGTTGCAATACTATTTAAATGGAGTAGAAACCGAAGTTAAAATACCAGTTTATCAAAATGCTTAATAATATACTACAAATGCTCCAAATCGCGGAGCAATACGAGAACAACGAGACGATATCTATTGCCAAGGGGCGATACGAATACACGCGCAACTATTTACAACTATTTAAAAAAGCACTGAAATGGCAATAGAAAAGGTAATTGATATAAAAGTACAAGGCAACGTCAACGAGGCGGTTGGCTCTTTACGCTCACAACTTAGACAAGCGCAGCAAGAGGTTGCAGCGTTGTCCGATAAATTCGGAGCAACTTCAGCTCAAGCCATTGAGGCTGCAAAAAGAGCGGGAGAACTTAAAGACCGAATCGGAGACGCTAAGGCGTTGACTGACGCGTTCAATCCCGACGCTAAATTTAAGGCTTTGACCTCTTCTTTGTCGGGTGTTGCTGCTGGGTTTTCAGCGTATCAAGGTGCGCTCAATTTGGCAGGTGTTGAAAATAAAAACTTAGAGGAATCCCTTTTAAAAGTGCAAAGCGCGATGGCTTTATCGCAAGGATTGCAAGCGTTAGGCGAAAGCCGCGACTCATTCAAACAACTCAAGGCCGTTGCAGTTGACGCGCTTAAAGGAATCAAAGCGGGAATCGGTGCAACGGGTATCGGTTTACTTGTGGTTGCTTTGGGAACTATTGCAGCAAATTGGGAGGATATTGTAAGCGCAGCAAAAGAGGCGTTTCCTGCACTTAATAACGTGGGTAATGTTTTTAACAAATTAAAGGAGTACGCATTTGGGGCTGGTAATGTAATTAAAAACTACATTTTAATGCCGTTCAAAGCGTTGGGCCAATTAATTGCGGGCGATTTTAAAGGCGCAATCGAGGAGATTAAAAAAGGCTTTGATGTCGTTGGAAACTACGAGGCAGGTGCAGCAAAAGAGCGTCAAAACCAAAGAGACGACGCAGCAAAAGAAAGGCTTGAAAAACAAATAAAAGACAATGAAAAACAAATTGAAGTATTAAAAGCCGCAGGTAAAAATACTTATAACATTGAGCTTGAAAATATAAAACGTAAGCAAAAATTATATGCTGACGATAAAGAAAAACTTGATCAAGCGTTGCAAGAGGAACGCGTTTTAAGAGCTGCACATCAAAAACAATTAGACGATAAATCAAAAGCCGATAGATTAAAAAGAGAACAAGAGGAAAAGGAAGCAAGAGAAAAGGCGGCAGCAGAGAAAAAAGCATACGACGAGGAGACTTTAAAAGGTATTCAACAACTTAATCTTTTAACAGTTGAAAATAATTTAGAAAGTCTACAACAACAACAACAAGACACTCTTGACGCTGGCATAGCTGAAATGACTGACTTTTATGCTATAAATGAGGAGAAGCAAAAAGCCGACGAATTAACAGCCGAGCAAACAAAAATAAGAGAACGAGCAGTCGCAAACGCCAAGCTCGATATCGCTCAAAATACTATGGCTTTGATTTCAGAGATTGCAGGCAAAGGCTCCGCAGTAGGTAAAGCGTTAGCGTTGGCGCAAGCTACAATCAGCGGATATCAAGGGGTGCAAAATGCCTATACAACTGCTCAAGCCTCGCCAATTACTTTGACATTTCCTGCATACCCATATATTCAAGCGGGACTTGCGGGAGCCTTCTCTTTATTGCAAATTAAGAAAATTATGTCAACCGATCCAAGCGGATCAAGCGCGCCAAACTTAGGCGGCGGAGCAGGCGGTGGTGGCGGAGCAACTCCCCCATCGTTCAACGTTGTTGGCTCAACAGGTGTCAACCAATTAGCGGGCGCAATAGGCAATCGAGAGGCAGCACCAGTTCAAGCGTATGTGGTTGCAAATAATGTGACAACGGCTCAAAGTTTAGACCGCAATATCATTCAAAGTGCAACACTTGGGGGGTAAAAAGTCAATTTAAAAATTGAAAAAAGGGTTAAGTTTTTCAATCTAAAAATTGAAAACGAAAAAAAGTTTATAACAAACAATTAAAAATCAGTTATTAGGGTATGGACACTTACAAAGTAATGTTTAATGAGGAAGATAACGAGGGCGTTTATGCCGTTTCACTCGTATCCGATCCTGCAATTGGAGTGCAGTTTATCACTTTGTCACAACAAAAAGAGATACAACTCGCAACCATAAACGAGGAGCAGCGAATTTTATTAGGCGCGGTATTAATACCAAACCAACCAATCTATCGCAACCAAGACGGTCACGAGTTTAACATCGTATTCCCTGCGGAAACGATTAAGCAAGTGCAACAAAATTTCAGTCGTCAAGGATATCAGAACAACTCAACTATTGAGCATTCGGGTACACAAATCGAGGATGTGACATTTGTTGAGACGTGGATAAAAGAAGACGAGGTACACGACAAATCAACGATGTACGGATTTAACGAGCCAGTGGGGACGTGGTTTGCAGCTATGAAAGTAAACAACGAGGACATTTGGAACAACTACGTTAAAACAGGCAAAGTCAAAGGCTTCTCAATTGATGGGGTTTTTGACATGGAGAAAGTAAATTTAAAAAGTGAATATAGTATGAATTTAAATGAAATCGTTAACGCGATAAAAGACGGTTTCGCTTCGGTAAAATTATCAAGCGAGACTGAGCAAGTGGAAGTGACTATGTCGACCATGATGCTCAAAGATGGTGTTACCGTTTTGGAAGCTGAATCTTTCGACGCTGGCGTGCCTGTGTTTATTGTGGCTGAAAACGGCGACAAAGTTCCTGCTCCAATTGGAGAACACGAACTTGAAGACGGACGAGTTTTGGTAATTACCGAGGAAGGTATGATCGCCGAAATTAAAGAGATGGAGGCTGAGGCCGAAGTTGAAGTAACTGTTGAAGCTGACGTTGAAATGTCCAAAGAGGATCAGTTCGCGGAGTTAGTAAAATCAATCGTTACATCAATGAGCGTTGAAGTAGCCAAACAAATCGAAGCGGTTAGAACTGAGTTAAGCTCACAAATCGCTGAGGTAAAAACTTCTCAAGTTGAGGTTAAGGCTTCAACAAAAGCGAAACCCGAAGTAAAAGAGGTTTCTAATTCAAATGTCAAATTGACAAGAACACAAAAAATTCAAAATAATCTTAAAAACTTAAACTAATGCCTACAACTACAACTGTAAGTTCAAATTATGCTGGTAGAGATGCCGGTATGATTATCGGTCAAGCGTTCAAAACGATTGACACTATCGAAAAAAATGCGGTAACTATCGCTGAAAATGTAAACTACAAATTGTCATTGCGTAAAATCGCTTATACTGACGGAACAACTGCATACACTTGCGGATTTGCTCCTGCTGGGACAATTGTTTTAAACGAAAACTTAATCGAGCCTTTCAAATTCAAAAATGATTTTGATGTTTGTAAAGAGGATTTCCGTGCTACTTGGTCGGATGGAATCATGGGCGCAGGTGCTGCAAATGGTACTGCTCCTTCTGACATTATGGACGCTATCCAAGCTGAGGTTTTGGGTGCTATCGGTGAGAAATTGGAGACTGACATTTGGCAGTCATCAACAAACTTTGACGGTTTCTTAACTTTGTTCGCTGACGATTCTGACGTAAACAAACCAACTGCCGACGCTGCCGTAACTGAGGCAAACGTTTTGGCTAAGTATTTGAAACCTGCTTTAGCTGCCGTGCCAATTGCTTTGAGAAACAAAGAATTGATTTTCGCAGTATCTCCTGACGTTGCTCAATACTACGCTTTTTACTTGTCAACTCAAGGAATTGTTTACGGAAACGGAAATACTGATTTCGCTTTAACCTTTGGTCGTCACACAATGACTGTATTGAATGGATTGCCTGCAAATACCGTAGTTATTTACGAGCGTAAAAACTTAGTATTCGCTACTGGTTTGACTGCTGATCACAATCAAGTTGCTTTAGTTGACGAAGACGAAATCGGTCTATTGACTGGTAAAGTTCGCGGTAAAGTAGTTTACAACGTAGGTGTTGGATACTACAACGCTGAGGAAATTGTTTACTTGACTTACGAAGCATAATAATAACAAAGACCGCTCGTTAACTCGGGCGGTTTTAAATACCTAAAAAATACATGGCCTGTTTAATAACAAAGGGTAAATTATTGGGTTGCAAAGACCAACGCGGTGGAATTAAAAATTTGTATTTTGCAAATTACGCCGATTATGGTTACACTATTGCAGCTCAAGTATTGACCGATCTTGGAGATCTTGCTGAGGTTTTCAAATACGAGGTAAAGGCTACAACAAACGCCTTGACCGAAACTGGTACAAGTTCAGAGGACAACGGAACATTTTTAAACGCTCAATCTTTGGCCGTTACACTTCCGAAATTAGGTGCTGACTTGCAAGCTCAAATCCAATTGATTTGCGCTGGACGCCCTCAAGTTTTCGTTGAAGATTACAACGGAAATATAATGTTAATTGGTGCTACTAATGGCACAATGTCGAATTGTACTAAGGTCTCAGGCGGAGCGGGAGCCGATTTAAGTGGATACACTTTGACCATCGCTGCT